GAACCTTTTGGTGGTCTGTAAGAGAATAGCTGTAAGTCGGTGTACCAATTCCTAGCGGCCCGCGATCAACAAATCCGATGCTTTTATTGTATTCGCTAGAATTAACGCTTATAGACTCAATAGACTTCTTTAAAAAGCTAAACGAATCCCAACAGCCCCACTTATTGATAAATAGGCAGTCAATAACGTTGTACTTAGGTTCGCAAATGATTTCGTAGCGAAGTATTGGTTGATTGTTAATTGATGCAATTAAGTCAGCACCAAAATCATACTCATAATCAAGTTCAATTAAAACATCGCCTGTTGCGATTGCGCAAGCTAAATGGTTAAACTCTGATTGATCTTGACTTGCAACAGTAATGTCAAAACCTGAAACAGAAACCACATCAAATATTAATCCAGAAACAGCGTTAGGGTACAATGGTAAACACTCATCGATGGCTATACTGCAAGTTGTTTGTGATGCTATTGGTAAATTTGGAACAGTAAATGTTACTGTGTCATTACCATTATCCACAACATCGCCATTATTACCAATAGTTGCAAAAGTTGAAGACGCATCAATTGTTCCTCCTATCTCAGAAGCCTTAACAAAATGCCCTACTCGTAAATAATCAAATCCAGTTTCCCAATCACCAAACATATTGACCTTTCCTAGTGGTGCGTATTTCAACGAATCTTCAACAGCGTCATATCTAGCGCCTGAACTCTCAACAGCGACAATAGTATAGTCTTTTACGTTTGTAGTAGCAGCTAGACTTGTTTTCCATGTTTCGCCAGCACCAAACTTGACCCGAACAAAAGAAGCTGATTCTGAATTGATGCGCTCCCATTCTCCTAGATTAATACCCAACACAGCATAGCTATTTGTCCCAATTTGACGATAACAATCTGTTGCCATCAGTGTTTGATCTGTTCCGTAAGCAACATTGGCTGGAAATGGATAATTCCCAGTTGCACCAGTAGACGGCTCGAAGTTTACACCATCTTTAAAAGACGCATATCCATCCTTACAAGTGTAGTAGTCAGTAACAGGTGATTCAACCCCAAAATTGTTTGTGATCTCCTTTACGACCTTAACAAAGAAAACACCACCTTCATCTACATTCTCTAAAGTTGAAGTCGTGTAGTCAAGATATTTATGTTCATAAAAGTCTCTAATCAACGGGGCAATATCAAATACTATAATTCCATCAATTGCATCTGTTTTCGTTAGTGAATAAGTGGCAATGTCAGTCATCGATGTAATACTCAAACGCCTATCACCTCGTTGAATAGTAACGTCAAGTTCAGCGCTTACTATTGTGCCAACAGATGGAACGCAGTCTATGAAGAAAGGCGATCTTGACGCTATTGGTCGATGTGATTTAAGTGCTAGTGCCATTTTGTATCGTGTCTAATTGTGAACTTATGTAATCAATGTTTTCTTGTGCTATTGCTTCCTGAAATTGCAAGTAGAATTTTTCCTCTGAACTTTCGTAAGCATCGGTGAAGAAGTTTGTCGGCTTAATTCCTTTCTTCTTTGCGTTCATGCTTATAACGTATGCCAATCCTCGAACTCTGCTTTTTGTCTTTTTTATAAACGCTCCAGTCTCTAAGTCTCGAATCTTTAATGGCTTTTTGTTGATCCAATTAATCAAAGGCTTCATTGGTATTCCTTTGCCTTTCTTTCGACCTTGATCGACCGCTAAACCATATTCAAGCATCTTGAAAATTACAAAGCCTTTACTAAACCGACCATCCTCAGTTCTTATTTTGAGTTCTGAACTTATAGAATTTTTTAATCGACCGCTTGAATTAATCCTCTTTTGATAAAATTGACCGTTTGCTCTTTGAGCCTTAAAGGTTCTGCCAGTGTTTATTTTAGCCAACCGAACAACGTTGTCTGCAAAATCTTGAAGCACTTGATCTCGAAAACCTTTTTGTCTATCAGCCATTACACGCAGATTTCATTGTTAGGTGTAGTAATTGAAATGTCAATAGCCCAACCAGCTAGAAGGTTCTCAAACCTATCTTTAAACGGTGTAGCATTTACAGAACCATTTAATTGAAACAACTCGTCAAACGCATCGCCTCTACGAAGATTCTCAACCAACCTATTACAAACTGCTAGTTGAGTGTTCCATATATCGTGAAGGTCATTGTTGCCATAGAACACATCTGTTTCTTCCTTTGCTACCTTCTTACTAAAGTCCACAATGTCCATGCAGATAATCGTAAACGATAGTTCGATTGTTGATCCGTTCAACGTTGCTGGATTAACAATGATATGAGACAAAGGAAAAATAGATTGCTTCATCAAATCGACCTCAGTAATATCGCCAATAGTTACCATATTAACATTGTCATCTGCAATAAGCAAGTCGTGAAGTTTCTCCGTTACAGTGTAGAATTGTCTCATTTTTTCAATCGTCTTTTATGCTCCCTCATTTCAATATCTGACTTCTCTTTATCAAAGGCTAGTTTAGTGAGGCATTTATGTAAAGTAGTTCTTGTGATCGCATCGAATTTAGTAACGTCTCCATCTGCGAGATGGTGTATTGACTGATACCATCCCCATCGTTGCGCGAATTGCGACCTTTCTCCGAACTCATTGTCTTGTATTCCTTCTTCATAGAGGACAGGGTATTTTCTACCAACTCCCTTCCTAAAGTCCAAAAAAAAAGCACTGAACCAAGAGCGTCCGATAAACCTGCCTCTTTCATTATTTCTGCTCTATCCTCAGTGCCTTTATATTCTTCAATGTCGTAAGTGTCGTGAGCCTCGATTGTGATAGGTCGATACAATACCGCCATTGCCTTATGAAACGTCTCTACGTCCTTTAAATAAGTTTCCAAGTCTACATATTCACCGAGTGTAATATCGTCCAACTTTGGAATGAATCCGTACTTCTTACCGTTGATGGTTATCTTCTTACTAAACTCTGGTTTCATCGCCAAGACAGTCGTCAATGATTCAACCGATACATTGAACATTCCTAAGTCAACGCCACGAAGTTTATTGATGTCTGCCTTGCAGAATATCTCTAGCATTTTTAACTGAACAAAGGTTGATTCTTCCGCACCTTCATTATCCTTGAGTACCTTTTGGAACTTTTGATATTCACCGAGCGTGATCGAATTTAGCGTTTGTGGTATTTGAAGTTTGACTTTCATATCTATATAACTTGATTTTAAAAATATGTTACCCTAGAGAAAAATAAGTATAGTTAGATGTGGGGTACACCTAAACACCTATTTTATTTTTGATTGGCTTGTGTTTTTCAATCAATCTTTTTTCTAACTCAAAGGGGTTTTGTTCAGTAATAAACATCATACAATAGTCGTGTCCCATTTTGTTTCGATGAGATTTCCACCTTGCTTCTATATTTATCGATGCACCTATGTAAATAATATTATCACCTTTCATTAAGAAATAAACACCTTGCCTTCTTGCTAATTCATTTTTTTCGTAATAATAATAGTCGTTTGCGTTCATACCAAGATTTAATCTTTCTGCAAATGAAAGAGGTTTAAAGTCTGGTAAAGAATCTCTGTAATTAGTGTATAAAAATTCTTTTTTTAATATCAAACAATACTTATAATCTTCTTTACTTATCATGTTTGTGTTGTTAATTTGTATGTTTCGGTTCAGTATTAATAAATGGCATACTTGCCGTAGTTTGGATTGCTTAATTTATTCCATACTGCATATCGTGTCGCATCGATAGCGTGATTATAGTTGTCAATAGGTCGATTCAATAGATTGCCGTTCTTATCCTCTTGCCATTTGTAATTCTGCAATTCTTTGATAAGGTTTAAACTGGTCTTTGTTACTTTCAGATTGTACCTTTTAAGCATATCAATTCCAGCCATTACGCTATCCGAACCTTTGGCTGTTGGTTTGATGTTCCACTTCTTTCGATATAGTTCTTCGATTGACTTAGGCTCTGCGCTATCAGCATAAATAACATCGTATCGACCAATCTCTAATCCTTGCAGTTTGTTTGAAATGTCATCATTGGTTAGGTTAGTATGATATAGTAATTCGTGAATGTAGATGTCGTTTCCTTGCATTGATACTTTGACTAATGAAGTCGGATCGTTAGTAAATCCAAAGTCCATTCCGTAAGATAAGAACGCTGCTTGTTCAGGAATCGAATCAACCACACTAAACTGAAAGATAGTCGCTCTACTTATTCCACGCTCACCTAGTCCATAGATACGCCAGTAGTCATCGTCCGTATCTCGTAGGCGTTCAATCTCGTTTACGATCTCTTTGTCAAGGAAAGGATTGTCTTTGTATGTAGTTTGAAAGAACTCGCAATCATCTCTTGGTATCACTCTGTCGTATATCCAGTGAAAGCTGTCGGACGGATTGTAGTCGATGATAACCTTTCCTGTGGTTCGCATTACTAATTGCTGCCAATCTTCAAAGTAAAGTTCGTTTGCTTCGTTGATAAATAGTAAATCTCTTTTACGCCCTCGAATCTTTTGCGGTTGGTCTAAACTGATAAACTCAATCAAGTTGCCGTTTAGTTCGTATTCATTGTTGGTCTTATTGTGGAATCGCTCATCGTATATGTCGAAGCGTTTGAGTATGTCCAAGAAGTCGCGCATAACGGAAGCACGAAGCGAAGGGAATGTCTTACGGCAAATTGTTATTGTCTTATCCTCGTTGTTTGTTGAGTAGTAGAATATAATCCAAATGAGAATGTTGTATGTTTTGCCCGAACGCGAACCTCCCTGTTCAACCGTAATACGCTTGTCTGAGTTTAGTAGATGGCTAAATACAACATTACTTTGAACCGTTTCCAATTATATCAACGTTGAATTGTTTCTTGTCTGTTACTTGTAGCGATGTTTCAGTCCTAGCAAGTTTTGGAGTAGTGTACTCTGCTAACTTAGCAATAATGTCTAATGCTCTTGCTGGATCTTCTTTTGCGACCTTAGAAAGCCAATCGTTCAGCTTTGGTATATTGTCCTCAATCAACATATTAAACGCCTCTCGAGTCTTGCTAGTTAGTTTGTTTGGTGTTCCTTTCGGTCTGCCTGCTCCTTCTCTTGCACCTCCGTTATTAGCCATCTGATTTTTGTTGATTGTTTTTCAGTTCAAACTTAGTCCTCATTAAACAAAGTCAATGCAATATCAAAGCATCCAATGTAAAGCACATGAATTGAATGATCTTCTTCGATGTAGCTTCTTACTCCAAATAAGATGCCCGGAATTAAATCTATTGTTATAATCCAGTTTTTCATTGTTCTGGCTTTATTTCAATCTCACTAAGATAGAAACGTTTGTCTTTGTTCTCAGGTCGATTAACAAATTCTTCTGCTTCGGTTATTCCTCCAAATGCTAGAATAGGGTTAGGTGTTTCGCTTATTAAGAATAGTGTCATGGTTATGCTTGTTTAATTTCTTTGTAAAACTCAGAATCTATATCTCTTATCCATCTGTCGGTTCGTGCGTATTTTTTAGCAAATTGTGTCTTAGAATATTTAGGCTTATTTGCTACTAAGTACACTTGTGCTTTAATTGCTCGATCGAGTAGATGTTTTTTTAATTCAGATGGAGTCATTGTCATAAGTGTTATAAACCAGCTTCAACTTATCAACCCTTGCTCGTAGGCATGGAGCGCAAGATGTTTGTTCGGCTCGAATGTCAAAGATTCTTTCAAAAATTGTATTTATTGCAATTTGTTCGTCTCGATTGATTCGGTTCTTGTTGATGATCGGAGTTAGTGTGTCGTATTCTTCCTTTACCAAACATAGAGGTGTTTTACCTTTAAATAGTTGGTTTAGCTTTTCCTTTCGTTCTTCGCATCCGCAGTCTATTCCGGTGGCTTTACTAAATAACTCAACCGCTTTTTTAATTCCGGTTGCTTTGGTGATGTCCTCGATTTTATCACCCAATCTTTTCGATGCCCTTTTTCTCGGCTGCTTCTTTGATTCGTTCTTTTGCATTTTTTATGGTATTACAAATTGATCTTAAACTTATTCCTGATTCTCTTGATAGTTCTCGCATTGATATTCCTTCTTTGTAGACGTAGTTAAACACTATCTTGTCGTAAGGATTCCAATTACAAGTGTCCGACTTAACTAGATCGTTTAACTGGTCTATCGTGTCATCAAATTCATCTTCTTGTACATTCAATGCTTCAAGTGTTATTCCTTTGACTATCATTTCACTTGACTTTACTTGTGCTTTGTTTAGGTCGTAAGTTAGATTCTTGATAATCATGTAAACATATCCTTGATTTACATCGTTGCCGTACATTATCCTTTCGGTGTTCTTGACATACTTACTCATACGGATGTACATCTCTTGCACTATATCTTCTGAGAACTCTCCAGCGCCTAAACTTTTAGCAATACGAATCCACTCATCGTGTTTTTTAGCTAAGAGATTTAGTATGCTCATGCACACAAAGTTAGTTTTTTATTTGTAACTCAAACTCTAGGCTATCTATTTTGAATAGATTTGAATCGTATTGAGTGTATCGCCTAGCGTTGTAGTAACCTTGATGCCAGCCTTTCTTGTATAATTTGCCTTGATTGGTTTTGGTTGGATTATCGGTCATCATGTAAAGAATAAATGATATTTCCAGAAAGGTGGTTACTGAATACAGTATTACAAATGCTTTCATAGTTACTTAGTTTGATTGTTTTCGGTTTGTGTTAGTCTCGATAAAGACAAGCCTTTTTGCTTCGCCTCCAATGGGTTAAGTTCTACCCATGTATGATGTTCGTGGCATAAGGCTACAAAGTATCGTTCATCGGTTAGTAAGTCGCCTATACGACCTTTGGCGTGATGACATTCTGTTGAAGGTAAACCACAATTTTCAAACTGACACACTGGATTCTTTTCCATAAAGATTCTTCGCTTGCGATTATACTCACGCTCTTGGACTATCCTTTTCTTTGATCGGTGTGGTAACTTAACCGCATTAGTTTTTATCCTCGTGCGCTTTAACGGCTTTCTAGGTTTGTGTCGAAAGCATTGTTCAGCCTCGCAGTTTTGTCCGCATACGGTGCATTTATTCATTTGGCTTTGTTTTAAAAGTTAGGTTCATCAAATGCTTTGCTTTGCATTGGCTTTCTCAAATAGTCTACATCGTCTATCGGCTC